CAAGAGCAAAAAGCAGCCTTGATATATTCAGGGCAACAGGACACCTCTCAATATCATGTTTTCATGGACAGTAAGCAGCCAGATGTTTTAATGCAAGAGATATCTCTATTAAGAATAATGCCCTATTGCGCAGTTGGCATGAACAGGACGGTTGGCTATATAGAAGTAAGTATGGAAGTATTTGTACACTATAAAATAAACCATATGGCAAACTATAAAACCCGCATGGACACTATAGCAGAAGAGCTTTTGGCAACTTTCAATGGTTCGAATGTTGGCGGTTTGGGGCTTTTAAGTTTTGATAAGATGGCAGACCAAAGTTCCAGATTGTTCATGTCCGGGCAAATACCCTTTGGGGGCAAACAATTAATATTCTCAACATATTCAGCATAAGGAGCATATGGATATCGAAAAATTTATTACTTTTGATTTACCTGTTCCTTATAAAAGCATAAAGATATATCCGGTTACCGTAAGAAATTATGGTGATTTTATGGGATATAGCGAATGTCTTACTATGGAAAAAAACTCCATACCAGACCCAAAAATAATCTCAATGACAGAATTGGAATATATGTGCCACCTTCTCCAAACGGGAGAAAAGCCTTATCTGTTCTGGTTTGATAAAATACTTTCTTTGTGTTTAAAAGATGAAAAAGGTTTTGAAAATATAAAAGAAAGTATGGCAAGATATAGATATGATGAAAAAGGAAAACCATTTTTTGTTATCGGCAAAGATAATTATACAGGCAAAGATTTTGAAGAAATAAAAAGAATAATCTGTATACAAAACATTGTGGAACTGCCGGATGAAAATATTTCCAAAGAGGTTAGAAATTCGCTTGAAAAAGCAAAAGAATATAAACGAAAGATAGCGGGGGAAGTCCCCGCTACTCTGGAGGATTATATCATTTCTCTTGCTACTCTAACCGGTTGGGATTTTGACTATATCTATAATATGACCATAAGAAAATTCACAAAGTCTTTGAGAAGGCTGGATATGTACATACATTACAAGATTTTTCTATCATCGGCTATGTCTGGCATGGTCGAGTATAAGGATAAATCTTTTATAAAACACTGGTTAAGTGGCTTGAACGACGATAATAAATACAAGGATGTTTCTATGGATTTGGACACAGTTCAAGACAAGATTTCTTTTGAGAGCGCTAAAAAATAGCACTCTACAATAAAAAATAGGAGGCTCGAAATTATATGGCAATAAGAAAATTCTTAACAAGCGTTGCCGATGTATATGGTTATGACAATACATCTGGTGACCTTGTATTCGCGGCAAAGACCCTGTTGGATAGCTCAGTTGATGTTACCCTTGGTTCTACGCCAATCCGCGGTGGGCGCGGTAGCCAGTTGGAGTATGTTTACTACCACACGGCTGAAATGAAAATCGCCCTTACCGATACTCAGTGGAACTTAGCATTCTTAGGTAAGACTGTTGGTTCTACTGTTGGAACAGGCCCTAATGCGTATGTAGAAGAGAACGTTACTGTTGCTTACGCAGCACCCCCAACCCTGACCGCAACCGTTGCTGGTACTCCGCTTCAATACTACGGAGAAACACCTTTTTATGGTTGGGTAACTCTTGCTTCTGGAAGCACATACAGGGGTACATTTAGCGGACAGAGTTTTAGTGCTACAATTACAGGTGCTGACGCAGCATTGTCATTGGCTGGTACAAAAGCTTGCATTCGTTATTACGAACAAGCAGCCGCAGCACAATATATCACCGTTAGCGCTAACATTATCCCGGGCATCGTAAGACTTGTCATGGAAACACAGTTGAATTCTGCTGATGTGACCACCAACAAGATTGGTGTGGTACAAATCGTTGTTCCAACCGCTACTCTGTCTGGTGCTTTTAACATCGCCATGAAGAGCGATGGTGTTTCCAATACGCCTTTGAGCGCATTGGCTTTGGCTTATAACGGTGCACCCGGTACGGATGCTTGCGCAAGCGCACCATACTATGCACGCATTTCCGAAATTCTTGACAGCGCTCATTGGTATGATAACGTAATTGGCTTGTCTGTTGCAGGTGGTGATTTTGATTTGGCTCATGCTACAACCACAACCTTGGATGTTTGGGCTGTACCTATAAGCGGTGCTGCTTTTAGAGCACCTCTTACCGTTGGTGGAGTTGCTCAACTAGCTTTTGCTAGTATAACACCATCTAATGCAACCGTTGTTGCAGGTACAGGAGTTGTCACAGGTGTAACAACGGGTACATCCTTGATTACCTGTGGAATTGTCGCTGTTCCTTTGATGGATACCAGCGTTACTGTTAACGTTACCTAATACTCTAAACAATAGTGGGAATAGATTTATCTATTCCCACCCTTGGAGGCATATAATGACTAAAGACAATAAGAAGCCTTTCGAAGAGGAATTTACTGAAATGGTTGAAGCCCCCGAGGTTAAAACCCCCGTTGAAATAAAAACGGTAAAAGTGAAAGTTTCTTCAAAGGACAAGGTAAAAGCAACAGTTACAGCTATTTCAAAAGGCTGGTTATTTTTAGCAGATGAAAAAGAAAACGGTTATAAAATTCGCATAACCGAAGAATATAAGAAATATAAGGTAGGGGATATTATTACCCTATAACATACAGGTACACCGCTGTTTAGAATATAGCGGTGTACTTTTTTATCCTTTATAAATGGAGATAAAGATGGATAAGGTTAAGTTAGAATGGAAAGTGCCTGAAAAAGAACTAATCGAATATAACGGAATTAAAATACAAATAGACCCGTTTTTGAGCACGGCACAACAGGGATTTTTAATCAATAGTTATCTGGAAACCTACTTTGGAAAATTTGATACTCCTTTGATTAAAATGTCCGAATATAATTATCTGGCTGCGGAATACGCTTTAAAAGATTATATATTTCAAATAGCTACAAGCATTGATATTGATTTTGATAATAATTTCTATTCTGATGTTGTTTTATGGGATAAAATAACATCGAAAATTGTAAATTATTATGATTTTAAAGAGAAATTAGATTTTATTGTCAATGAGGTAAAAGAGCAAAAACTTGTAAACAGCCAATTAGGAAATGTGCTTTCCGGTCTGCTCGAAAAAGTGAATAAAATATTTGAAAATATAACTCCAGAAGAAATCGAGAAAATTCAAAAAGAAACCACAGCACTTGTCGCTAAATTGCAGGAAGTACCTGTTTTGGGTACTATTCCAGCATCATCAGAAAAGGTATAACCGTAATGATTGGCAAGTTAAAACACTCTTTAAAAGAACGCTGCCCGGAATGCGGGAAAGTGCTCCAGATTAGAGTTATTGATATAAAGAGCATGGTGGAAGGGATAGAATTTACCACCCAAAAAGAATACATCGCTTGCTCTAATAAAAACTGTGATTATGAAAGAGATGTGGAGCAAAAAAGGAGACGCAGACAAGAAGAAGATTTAACCTTATAAAAGGCTTATTTTAATCTTCTTAGAAGGGAGGATTAAAATGGCAAAACGAGAGCAAAGTCAGATTGCAGAACTTGAAGGTACGCTAAAACAAATATTAGTAAATGGAGAAAGTATAGATGACAATAAAAAGTTTGTCCGAAAAGTTCTGGCTAAAGTAGTAATGGAGCATAGAGAAGTATTAAATGCACCCGCCAGTGCGTTTGTGAGCTTGGCAGCAAAAGTTATTGGACAAACCACATGGGAAAAGTTAGACAATCTTCCTCCCGAGGTGGATATAAACAGGGCATATACAGAAGCATTGACAGAGAATGTGTTCTTTGATATAAGTCCTTTTGATAGTGCCACAAAACTTCTTGCATTATCCGGTGCGGCGGGGGGAGGTTCATATCAGAAAAGGTTTAATCCCATGAACGCCTATGGCAGCGCTCCCGGTGGGGCGGGGGTAGGAACATTTTTTGAATCTCTTTTCTTGAATAGAAGACCTAGCGGAGACCCGATGCCAGACCTGAGCGGTTTGCAAGAAGATATGGTAAACTATTTTAAACATGCTGCTTTGGAAGTAAAAACATCAGCTATAGGCGAGGTAGAAATGCCCATTGGTGGATTTGTTAGTCAGGGTTGGGTACTTACAGAAAGCGAAAACCTTAAGAAATTACTTGCAACCCCCATAGATGAACTGTTTGCACGTATCATTGGGGCATTAAAAGTGCTGGAAAAAATGGCAGCCGTTCTCATAATATCTGTCAAATACGCAGAACCAGATTCCCCCAAGTGGACAAAATTCCAGTTTGGTGCTGTTATGATTTTTTCAAGACTGAATCTTAAAACTTTGCTCGGGGAATTTAAACCCGGTAAAACAGGAGAAACTGGTTTGTTTTATGTTCGCCCTGATGTTAAAGTTTCTCTTAGTGAAAATCAACTAAAAGAAGAGGGGAGCGGACGAACCGATTTGGGATTTGTGAAACTGGCTATTGGTTTTAACCTTGAAGATTTTAAAACCGAGGGAGGTCAGAGCGCAAAGGCAATAAATGCGATATATCAAAGTCAAGCAGATTTCTTGACAACACCAATGGGGAAATGGGCTTGGTCAGAAGCGTTGATACATATTGACCGAAGCTTTGTACCTATTAAAGATAAACAAGGCAATATAACAGATAACTGGTTGTGGAACAGAACAACGTAAATTCTAAAAAAAAATAAAAAAGGAGAAAAATGGATATTAATAATTTCTTAGTTTGGTTGACCGGTGGCGGGTTCATCATCGCCGCAGCTTGGCTGCTTGGGAAAATCCCCGGTTATGCAACTTTGGCTGAGAACATCAAACAGTGGATTTTCTTCGCTGTTTCAGCCATACTTGGTGGTGGTGCATATGCGGTAACGCAGTATGTGCCAACGGCTACAATAGCCGCAATCGCACCTTATTTCGCGATTGTAGCAATTGCGTTTGGGGCAATCTTCCTCAACAAGGTATACACCAAGCTTGTTACCATTAGCAAGTCATTAGGTAAGTAGCAGTTCAATTGAGAGAGGCGGACTAATAATCCGCCTCTCTTTTTTGGGAATTATAACATGAGAGAAAAATACATTTACGCTCTTGACCTTTCCCTGAATTCCACGGGAGTTTGTATCTTTACCAATGATGGTATTTTTGTAAAAGCAGTAACCATAGACACGAAAAGCTTGGATGAATCCAAGCTGAAACTTAAAATGATTGGGAGAGAATTCATAAAACTAATGAGAGAATATATGCCTACGGTAGTTGTTATCGAACAGGGTTTTACCCTGTATAATAAAAGCACTCAGGCTATATTCAAAGTTCACGGAATTGCAAATTATATTTTCTGTGAATTCGAACAGATATATTATCCCGCCACTACTGTTAAAAAGATAGTCGGTGGAAAAGGGAACATGACCAAAGAAGAAATAAGGGATATCATCTTAAAAAAATATCCTAAGATAAAATTCAATAGTCTCGACGAATCAGACGCTTTTGCACTTGCTATGGCGTATTTCGCTGAGCATGGAGACAGCGATGCCAAGAGAAACGTTCGTTAATAGAATAACTTCTGATGAATTAATTTCAAAAATAAATCTAGAAAATATATCTTTAACAGAAAATTTTTTGAAAGACAAGTCCATTCGCACCAGCAACAAAACGATTGCCGTATATAAAAGTAATCTAAACATTTTTTTTGTATGGGATTTTTTATACAATGAAAATAAAAAATTTACAGATATTAAAAAATTAGAATTTTCTAACTTTTTTTCTTTTGCGGCAAACGATATGAAATTAGGGTCTTCCAGATTAAACAATATAAGAAGCACTCTTTCTTCACTATCTACTTTTATTGAAAAATTTTATGGAGATACAGAATACCCCAATTTCAGGAATGTGATTTTGAAAGTGGTGGAATCTTCTCCAAAAGAACAGCGCAGAGAAAAGACGATTTTGAGTGTGGAACAGGTTGAAGAACTGCTGGTATATTTGAGCAAGCACAACAAACAGCAAGCCTGTTGGGTAGCGTTGGCTATCACCAGCGGGGCTAGATTTACAGAATTGTTGAGCTTTGAAACAGACATGATAGACGAAAACAGAACGGCTTTTGGGGATTTATTCTTGGAAACAACCCGGCAGTTGAAAACAAAGGGCAGGGGAAAAGCGGGTAAACTTCTTTATAAGTATATTCTGCGTGAAAAATTCCTGCCTTATTATAATGTTTGGCTGATTGAACGTGCCAAGATTTTAAAGAGGAAGAAATTAAATCACAATTTTATTTTTATAAAAAATGATGGTACACCCGCAACTCCGGCTACAATTCGGGGTTGGGTAAAGGAATTCGAAAACCACTTAAAAGTACCATTTTATAGTCACTCGCTCCGCCATTATTTAACAACTTTATTGTCAAAAAAGAATATTCCTTACATACTCATTAAAGAAATAATGGGATGGAGTTCGATTGAAATGGTCGGAATTTACGATGATACTACAGCCCGCGATAAGGAATATCCTGAGTTGAAAAATCTGGAGGGAAAATTATGAATTCAGGAATATATTGTATCGAAAATAAACTTGATGGAAAAAAATATATAGGGCAATCCAAAAATATAAACAACAGATTTAGGAAACACACCAGAGACCTAGATGAAGGAAAACACAAAAATGAGCATCTACAAAATGCTTGGAACAAATATGGAAAAAATTGTTTTTCGTTTTCTGTTGTTGAGAAATGCTCGGCAAGCTGTTTAAATGAGCGAGAAATATTTTATATTGAATATTTAAAAACCAAAGCCCCTAATGGATATAATTTTACAAACGGAGGTGATGGTGTTTCTGGTTATACTCATAACGAAGAGCGAAGAAAAAAAATAAAAGAAAATACCCCAAGAATGTGCGGAGAAAAACATTGGAATTTTGGAAAGCACCTGTCTCAAGAAACAAAAAGCAAACTCAGGGGCGCTTTTTTAAAAGAAAAAAGTCCTGTTTTTGGAATAAAAAAAGAGAGCAGCGCATCTAAGTTTTTCGGAGTTGTTATATATCATCAAAAACAAACTATAAAAGGTAAAGAATATTGTTATATGTATTGGGTTTCTAAATTAAAGGTAGATAAAAAAGAATATATTTTGGGATATTTTAAAGATGAAGTTTTGGCAGCAAAAACTTATGACGCTTTTGTTATCAAAAATGGTCTAAAAAATCCTTTGAATTTCCCAAACACAGCGCGTGATAGGACATACAAAGAGTTAGAGAATTTTAAAATGTAATGACATAATAAAGCCTCTTCGGGCTTTATTAGAGGAGGTTTTATGGCAGGTGATATGACTTTTGTAATAGATTTTCAGGGAAAAACTGAAAATTTAGCTGCAAGCTATGATGCTATTACAGCCCAAATGAAAAGTAAACCCCTGATAATTCCCATGCAAGCGGACACGAGCGGGGTAGCGGGTACTGCTGGTGCTGGTGCTGACCAAGTTGTAAACGCAGAAGCAATGGTCGCCCTTATTAATGAGCAAGCAGTGGGTTTACAAAAAGTAGTGGCTAATACGGTTTTAGTTACAGACAGCAATACCGAAGAAGCGCAAACTTATAGAGTAGCTACTGATATAGTTTTGACATATACCGATGGGATGGGTCAAACCTATAAAGTAAAACAGCAACTCATAAGCGCCGATGAACTGGAAGCCAACGGTTTGCAAAAAGTAGCAGGTTCACAAGCGCAATATATACAAAATAATCAAACCATATCGAACTCCCTAGCAAGTGTACAGCAAAAAACTGAAAATATAATACAAAGCACAAACGAATGGATGGCAAAAGCGCAAACAATGAGCGGCCCGCAGGTAGACGCTGCCAAAAAAGCAGGAGCGGCTATTCAGGATTTGGGTGTCCAATATAAAGCAGCGATGGCTGCCGAAGATGATGCTAAAGCATTGGGATTTGCCAACGCCATTGTGCAACAATCCAGCGCTTTTAATACTCTCACTGAGGCTACCACACGAAGTGCTGGTTCGGTTAGAAGTTGGGGAGATAACATCACCAACGCCATTAAACAAACAATATCCTATAGCCTTTCTATTGGACTTGTAAGAGACGCTCAAAAACTATTGAGCGATGCCATGAAATACGTTATTGATTTAAACACCCAAATGGTGCAAATTCAGGAACTGCAACGTCAAGGTATGCAAACCCCTGATGAAATCAACGCGTTAGCTGTAAGCTATAATAATCTAGCCGATTCTCTTGGTTCAACTACGCTGGCAATTGCTCAGGCATCTGTGGGTTGGTTAAAACAAGGTTATACGGCTGAACAAACCACACAACTGGTAACCGCATCTGCCCAACTTGCCAAGCTCGGCGTAATGGATGAGAATACCGCTACAAGCCTTTTGACTTCTACCCTGAACTCCTTTGGAATGAAAGTAGAAGATGTTAGTTCTGTAATGGACAAATTCACCACGGTAGCCAGCAAAACAAACACCACGGTTAATGGTTTGTCAAGTGCTATTCGCTATTCTGGCGCAGAAGCAAGTCAAGTAGGCGTAAGTTTTGACCAGCTTGTTTCTTATATCGCTACTGTTTCAAATGTAACTCAATTAACAGCCGAGCAGGTTGGTCAGAGCATGAAGACCATGCTTGCCCGTATGACCACTCTTAAATCAGGCAGCACGGACGCCGGTGTATCTATAAACAATGTTGATAAAGCGTTGAAGACCATTGGCGTGAGCATGACGGACGCCAGTGGAAATTTCAGGGATATGGGCGCTGTTATGCAGGATATTGCTGGACAGTGGGATGGTTTAAACCAAAAGCAACAGGATTATATCGCCAGCCAAGTAGCTGGTTTGCGTCAAGTAGCTATGTTCAGAGCTTTGATGGAAAACATGGGCACAGCGCTAAAACTACAATCAGATGAGGCGACTTCTGCCGGTGCTGCACAAGAAAAATATGCGTTTTATTTACAAAGCGTAGAAGCGGCTCAAAACAAACTTACTACGGCTATGCAAGCATTATATCAATCAGCAATTGCCAGCGGCACAATAACCTTTTTTATAAATTTAGCAACCAGTATTGTTAAAGTAATAACCGAATTTGGAGGATTAAATGTTATAGTACCCACTGTGCTTGCAATTCTTGCTGTTTCAAAATGGAGTGCCATAGCAGGTGCAATCAACACTGTTGGAATGGGAATTAGTGGACTAATTACATGGTTTAAAGGTTTAGCAACTGCTGCAACAGCAGCGGGAGCAGCAGAAGCGTTAGCTGCTCCTGAGGTTTATGTAATAATTGGTCTTGTTGCATTAGCCGCTGCTGGTATTGCCTATTTTACCGGAGAAGTTCAAAGAAACCAAAAGGCTTTCGAAGATGCAACGGCGGCTATGAAAGCAAGTGGAGATGAACTTACAAGATTAAACGATGAAGCAAAAAATGTAAAAAGTCTTGCCGATATATATGGGACACTGAAAGATAAAGTAGGAAAAACTACAGACGAACAAAATCAACTTAACGATGCGATGAATCAGCTTCATCAATTATTTCCAGAATTAACTGGTGCATATGATGATAATTATAATTTTATATTAGACACAAAAATAGCAGAACAAGATATTTTGGATATCGAAAAGCAAAGACTCGTTATTGCACAACAGCAAGAAGAAGCTGCTGCTAAAACAGCACTGGAAACAGGTGTAAAAACACTAAATGATAAAGAAGCCGCTCTCGCTACTGCTAAAGCAACTCTCGATAACAAAAAAGCAGAATTGGCAAGAACATTAATTGCTTATACAGATACTGACAAATTTTCATATATTATCGACCAAGCCAAACAGGGTTATGCTGTTGCAGAAGCAGCATATAATAAAGCGCAAGATGATGTTAAAAGTTTACACGATGAGTTTGTAAGTTTTTATTCAACATTGGGAGCGGATGAGAAAAAAGCTTTAATTACAACTTTAGACCCTACTGGCACAAATGAAATTTTAAAACAATGGATGGCGGAAGCCGATAAAACCATAACAGCTAATGCTTTAAAAGCTTGGGCAATAGCTACAGAAAATTATTATAAGGGTTTGGATGCGCAACGCGCAGCACTATCAACCCCGGAATATCAAGCCGGACAAGAAGCAAAAGTAGCTGCTGATTTAAAAACTCTTGCTGATTTAAAAACAAAATTAGCAACATCTGCGCCAATATTTAGTCAAGCCGATTTAACAGCGTTGAGCGCTGCCGGTATAGAACTTGAAAACATAAACGGTAAATGGCAAATAACGTCTGATTCTATGAAAGCTTTTATCAAACAAGAAGAGGATGTTGTTGCTCAACTTAGAGTTGTAAACCCGGGTCTAGCAGATACAGTACAGAGATTAATTGATATCGCTATGGCTGGTAGCAGCACCATTCCGACCTTAGATGAACTCGCTAATGCGACAAAAGACCTTAGTGCCGCAGAAAGCGAACAGCAAAAGAATGGTTTCATAGAAGCAGAAACAGCATATCAACTTTTGCAGACTTATCCTGAACTTACGGGAGCGATATATGAATTAAACGGTGTTTATTATATTAATGTTGAACGTGCCAAGCAGGTTCTTAAGGCAACACTTGAAGAAGAATTAAAATTATATGATTTATCAGATGCTCTTAAAACAGCGGCAGACGGTAGTCTTGCTCTTGCGGTAAGTCAAGCTCAAATAGCTAATGCTACTCCAGAAGTGATTGCCAAGCTTCGTGCAGAAATAGTTGATATAAATAATTTTGGAGAAGTTTCTTCCACCGCTTCAAACACATCCGCTCTTGACGCTGCTAAAAATGCGGCACAGGATGAATATAATGCAAGAATAAAAGCCGCAGAAGCCGAAAAAGCCGATTTAGCACAAAAGTTAAAAGATTATCAAAAAATCATCGATGCAAGAAAAGCAATACTAAAGAGCATGCACGATGAAGCAGATTATCAGGCTACTCTTGCAGCAGCATCGACTTCGGTTGCTGATGTACAAAACAAACTTCTTGCAATTTCTTTGGATAATAGTGAAGAAGCCAAAGCACAACGTTTAACTCTTGAACAGGATTTAGCTAAAGATAAAACAG